GGCCGTTCACGGTTCCAAAGACGTGGTATGTGGATCGGTCGTTCGACTGGGGCAGTGCGAAGCCGTTCAGTGTCGGCTGGTGGGCTGAGAGCGATGGCACGCAAGCCCCGGACGGCAGAACATATCCCCGAGGCACGCTGTTTCGCATCTCTGAGTTGTACGGCTGCTCGGGAAACCCAAACGAGGGCATCAGGCTGACGGCGCCGGAGATTGCGAGGCGCGTTCGCGACCGCGAGACAATCCTGCTACAGACTTTGGTGCCGGGCAATACGATAAGGCCGGGGCCGGCCGACCCATCAATCTTCAGTAAGGAAAACGGCCACTGTGTAGCCGAGGACATGGCGGGCGTTGGCATCCGGTGGGATGATCGAACGGACAATAGCCGCAAGCCGGGCTGGCAAGAACTCAGGAAGCGGCTCAAGGCGTGCTTGGATAAGCCAATGGAATCTCCCGGCATGTTCGTGTTTGACACGTGCCGAGACTTTATCCGCACCGTCCCCGTATTGCCTCGGGACGAGCGGGACCCTGACGACATCGACGACGAGTCAGAAGACCATATCGCGGATGAGGTGCGGTATAGGGCGATGCATCGCAGGGCGACGATCAAGGTCGGGAAAATCACCGGATTCTAAGGTCTTTTCATTTTAGGGGGCGCGATTCAATGGGTGTTACGACGAAGCATCCCCAGTACGCCGAGAACGAGGGCAAGTGGCAGAAATGCCGTGACGCTTTCGATGGCAGCGAGGCGGTGAAGGCGAGGGGCGAGACGTACCTTCCGAAGCTGGGTGGGCAGAATAGCGACGATTACGATGCATACACGGAACGGGCGTTGTATTACAACGCGACCGCCCGGACGATCCAAGGCTGGCTGGGCTGCGTGTTTCGGAAGGACCCGCAGATCGCTGTCCCGGAAACGATTCAGCAGCTACTCCAGGATGTAACGCTGACTGGCGTTCCGATTGAGGCGCTGGCAAAGACGGCACTTCAAGAGGTGTTGACGGTTGGGCGTTACGGCATCCTGGTTGATATGCCGACCGAGGATTCTGCGGAGCGGCGTTCGTACCTGATTCCCTTCAAGGCGGAACAGATCGTCAATTGGCAGACTGCCCGCCGGCAAGGGGACGTGGTCCTGTCGATGGTCGTGCTCATGGAAACTGAAGCGGAGCCTCAGCAGGGAGACCCATTCGAGATCAAAAACGTCGAGCAGTATCGGGTGCTGACGCTTGAGGGCGATGCGCTCAATACTTACACGGTCAGGGTGTGGCGGCAGATTGACAAGAACGACGCAGATTCGTGGGTTCCGGTCGAGGAATATGTACCCAAGCTGAAGGGTCAGCCGCTTGGCTTCATCCCGTTTTGCTTCATCGGTCCGAATACGATTTTGCCGGATGTCGAGAAGTCACCGAGCGAAGACCTGGTCGACGTGAACCTGTCGCACTACCGAAGCTCGGCGGATCTCGAGCACGGGAGGCACTTTACGGCTCTGCCTACCGTCTGGGTAGCGGGGTTTCCGACTGAGGGAACGGAACTGAGAATCGGCAGCCAGACGGCCTGGATCACAGATCGCACGGATGCAAAAGCAGGCATTCTTGAGTTCACCGGCCAGGGCCTCGGGGCGTTGGAAAAGGCGCTTGCGCAGAAAGAGGCCATGATGGCCGCGCTGGGCGCCCGGCTGTTGGAAGATCCAAAGCGTGCGGCCGAAGCCGCCGAAGCGATACGACTCAGGCTGGGCGGCGAGCAGGTTGCGCTGACAACAATTGCAAACACGGCCAGCTTGGCGCTTACGATTGTGCTTCAGTGGTTTACCGATTGGGCTGGCGTGTCAGGAGACGTGACTGTCCGGCTGAACACCGAGTTCTTTGAACAGACGATGGACCCGGCCATGTTGCGCGAACTTGTGACGGTCTGGCAGGGCGGCGCGATTGCGAAAGCGACCCTGTACCACAACATGGAGCGCAGCGGGCTCACGAGGCCCGGCGTGGACTTTGATCAGGAGCAAGCCGAGGTTCAGGCGGGAGCGGTTCTGTAGGGTTGACCATTTGTCCGGGAGTAGTGGGCTGGATTTCGGTCCAGCCCTATGGTCTGAGGGCCGAAGGCGTCTTTGGCAGTCCTTGATTTGAGCCTTGGGCTGGAAATCTACTTGTGCCATGATGAAATGGAAAACCACAAAGAGCGAGTTATGCGCGACCCATCGAAGACGATTATGCGCTGCCAGGAAATCCAAACAACCTTGGGCAGCTATGAGGTTCCCGATTTCGAGGCCATTCCCGAACTTGGGATGGCCACCCGGCTTGCGTTGCACATCCGGGGCTTGCCGATTATCAAATATGAAACGCTAAAGCTCGTCGCCACTCATTTTTTAAATATACCGAAGCTGGCGGTAGAGCGGGTTGTGCGGCTGCTTGCCGAGGTTGAGTTCGTTCGCCTCAAGCAGACGGGATCAAGTATCACTGGTGTGCTTCCCACAGTTCCCTACTACGACGAACTGTATAAGAATCTAGGTGCGTTCGCTGCTTCCGAAAGAAGATTCAACGAGGCTGAGGAATTGACGTTGGAGTTAGTGGAGCGACTGGCAAAGTCTCCAGAGAAGGTTGACTCCCTTCGGAGCAAGTTGGGAGCAGACAAGGTGCTGTTTGATCGTAGTATAACGGTGGGGACCACTGGATCATACCTTGTCAAACGACGATTTCGAGGTCGTGACGTCCTCATCAACCCTACGTATTTTTCCGAGAACTCCGAAATCTTTGCTGACGCCGTGGCTGCTACTGGGGCTAGCGGCATTCGCCAGCTATTAGATGCCGTCAGTGAGTCGCAGGGATGGCCGCTCGGCCTAATCGAGAAACGCGCTTGCCTAGGAACCCACGCGATTAAGCCAGACCAACTACAATTGCTAAAACGACTTGCTCAGGACGGAATTGTCAAACCGCCTACGATCGAAACGACATACTCAGGAAAAAACCATTTTATTTTTACGCCGACACCATCTGCAGGCGTCCTCAGCCCTGGCAAGAGGGAGATTTATGAGCGGGCCATGGCAATCGTCTCGGCGATTCGACAGGGGCAATTGTTGCCGCGAAGATACGCAATACGATCCCCGGGTGCTGTGCTCTATACATTGCGTTCCAACCTTCGACTCGGAAAAGCGACGACCGAGGCAACCCAGCAATATAAGCAGCTCACGGTGCTGCGCATCGCACGGCTTATCGACGTTGGGAATGGCTATTCTGAACTAGAGATTATCGACACGCCCGAGAACCGCGAAGCGCTCGACATAGCTTACGAGCTCGTTACTGAAGGAAAAGGAAGCGGTATGGAGGTTGATGATACAGCCCGGAAAGCCTTGCAGGAGAGCCAAGAGTACGTTGAGTCACTTATTGCCTCGGCCGACATGCGGAAACGTGAGAAAGTCCAGTTATCTGAGGAACAAGCAGAGCAGCTTGATCTACTCTTCATGGAAGGGATAAGCACATGATCAAGGATCGGGCGTTGAAAGCAACTGCTCTCCAGTATCTGGTCAGCAAACGGGCCTTCCCGCAACTTGAGGTTGTTGTCTATCCTCAACTCGTGACTGGCTCGGGTGGCAGCCGCAAGGCTCCTCCTCTCACGGATGTCGACGTTCTCGGCTTGATACCCGATGATTTCGAGGCACACCGATCAATCCTCATCGACTGCAGAACGCTAAAGAACCAATCGCCTATTGCGCGCGCGTTTTGGCTCAGAGGACTCATGGATGAGTTGAACGCCAAGCGAGGACTATGCGTTCTTCGGGGAGAAAAGGTGGAGCCCGATCACCGGATTTCCGCTGCCCGCCTAGAGGTACTGTTGGTCACTGAGGAAGAATTCGAAAGTTATATTGGGGCAACCGGAGGCAAAGCTAGTGGCATTCCGGCGCATGCGGCTAGCATTGAGCTCTGGGAATCATTTCTTGACATTCGTTCCAAATGCGCTGCGCTCGCTGAAGCCATTGACTTTTCAACATCTTATTTTGGGAAGCCGACAATGGCGGCTTCCGCTGCGAGGAGAACCTTGGCGGTCTTGCGTCGCCTGCGAGGAGAGCTAGATCCCGCTAAGCCGCATCACGTAACCATCGTTGCCAATATGGCCGCACTGTTCCTGATCTCCATGGCGGATATTGTGATGAAGGTGTTCACGAGCTATTTACAACCGAAGGTCATGCACGAGCTGTCCGATGCCTTGTTGATGATCCTGTACGGAGGGAAAGAAACATACGACTCGCTTAATGCCATGCGCCGGCTGGTCAAGATTTCGGGCGAACCGGAGGACCTTTCGTTGCCCGAATGGGATCGCTTTGTACAGTTCGTGCGCGAAACTCTAGAGTCCCCTATTGAGCTCAGCCGAGCCCCACTCATTTTGAGGGAGGTGGCATGGGCCCACTTGAGTACTGCCCCAGACTACGGGTTTGCCAGCACACTCGCGGCAGAGAGCCCAAGAAGCGCAAAGTACGCGCTGCTCGGAACCGAGTATCTTTGTCGGGCAACGAAGCTGCCCCCCGAATTCGGAACTCAAATTGCAGATCGTCTACTGGCGGTCCAGAAGACACCGGCCTAGAGAAGGGCTGAGGCACTGCAGTTCTGAGCCCGAATGTCGTCTTTTCAGATAGCAAGTCAATCGAGCACGGGCAGCAAGACTACCAGCCAGTCACAGGGAACAACACCGCGAGAAATCCGCTTGACTCTTTCGGATTCAAAGACTTGCGGCTATAGCAAGGGAGTCAAATGCCAATCCAAAACACCCAGGGCATCCAGCGCATCGCGAAGCAGATGGAGCCGGATATTGCCAAGGCGTTCCTGCGAACGATTCAGCAGATCAAGGATGCGACGGCTATCTCCAGGATTGAAGCGGCGATACGTCGACGGGACATGGCGGGGGTGCTGAATGCGATTCCGCTTCAAGAGTTCGAGACGCAGTTTCAGGCAGATATCGCCCGCACGATTCGTGATGTGGCAGAGGGGGGAGCCGAGGTCGCGGTACTGCCCGGCAGAATCACCGCCTCGCTAAACGTGACGAACCCGGAGGTTTTCGACTTCATCCGTGCTGCAACGCTGAATCCGATCATGAAGATTCGGGCCGAAAGCGAGAATGCGATCCGGGATGCGCTGTTCAAGGCGTTTTCCGAGGGCATCCATCCGTACGACATGGCCCGCCAGATCCGGGACATTGTCGGACTGACCGCAAACCAGTGGGAGACCGTTGACCGATACCGGCAGTACTTTGAGGACCTCGCCCAGCGCGGTGCTCCCGACTTGGGCAAGGAGGCACTCTACAAGCTCAAGCGCGGCCGGATGGCGCAATCCGCTGGTGTTATTGCCCGGCAGGGATTGACGCAGGACCGAATCGACAAGCTGGTTGCGAACTACTCGGATCGGCTGATTCGCGAGCGAGCTGAAGGCATTGCCAGGACGCTCACGATCGACGCTTCGAATGCCGGCCAGGGCGCGCTCTGGACCCAGGCTGTAAGCGACGGCCTGTTACGGCCCCAGGAATGGGAAGTTTGCTGGATTGTGGCAGACGACGACCGCCTGTGTCCGCGTTGCCGGGCGATGGAGCATATGCGGCGCGATATCAACGGCATCTATCCGAACGGAGTAGCACGTCCAACCCTTCATCCAAACTGCCGGTGCAGCGAAGGGCTGGTCCGAAAGGTGCGTGAACTGAGGCTGCCCAAAATGATGAAGGTTGCGTAAATGATAGACACGGATTTTTGATTGAAAGCCCGCCCGGACGGGTTCCGGTCGGCGGCCTAGGAGAAACAGAAACGCCCGATGTTTGGCCGGGTGCCAGATCTCGGGCGTTTCCATTTTCAGGAGAATGTTGCGAATGGCTTTGAAAGCAATTCTTTCAAAGGAAGAATATGACGCGCTGCCGGAGGCTTCGCGCCAGTACTACGTCGAGAAGGACGGGAAGTTCCTGCTCGATGCGGAAGGAGTCGAGGATGTCAGTGGCCTGAAGAACGCCTTGACGGCGGTTCGGGACGAACTGAAGACCGCCAAGAAGCAGTTGCAGGAAACGATCGACAGGTACAAGGACATCGACCCCGAGAAGGCGAAGGAGGCCCAGAAGAAGCTCCAGGAGCTCGAGGACAAACAGCTGCTCGACGCCGGGAAGGTTGAAGATCTGCTGAAGCTCCGAACCGAGCGGATGAAGGCCGATTATGAGACCCAGATCGTCGCCTTCAACAAAACGATCGGCGACCTGAAGAAGGACCTGAAGGTTGCCAACCAGACCATGGCCGAGGTGCTGATCGACAACTCGATCCGAGCCGCGGCTATGAAGGCCGGCGTTCTCGAGCATGCTGTCGAGGATGTGGTGCTGCGCGGTCAGAGAACCTGGACGCTCAAGGACAAGACGCCGACGGCCATGAAGGGCGATCAGGTGATTTACGGCAAGGACCCGAACAAGCCCATCTCGATAGATGAGTGGGTGAGCGGCTTGCAGCAGGATGCGCCGCACCTCTTCAAGATGTCCGCGGGAGCGGGGACGCCGCCGAGTTCGGGTGGCAGCAGCAACGCGAAAGTGGTCCGGCTGAGCCGCGAGGAGGCAAAGGACCCGCAGAAGTACCGCAATGCGAAAGCCCAAGCCGAGAAAGCCGGGCTACCATTCGAGATCGCGGAATAGTTTTTCAAGCAGAGAGTTGAGCAGCGACTGACAACGAAGGCCCGCGCACTGCGGGCCTTCATCGTTTCAACCGCTTCACAGGTACGGCCGCGCTTCTGGAACCGAGGACCGGGATGGTCCTGGTGTCGAAGCACCGGGGATCGGTGTGCCGTGAAGAGAAGCACATCACATCAAGGAGCAAGTAGCAATGGGTAACGTTCTTTCCGTATACGATCCCCTGTTTTACGCCCAGGAAGGCTTGATCGCCCTGGAAAAGGCCCTGGGGATGGCCGGCCGCGTCTATCGCGGCTATGACAAGAGCCCTCAGCAGAAGGGTTCGGTGATTTCCATTTCCGTCCCGAGCACGTTCGCCGCTCAGGACGCTCCGTCCACCGCACAGGACATCAAGGCGGGCGAGGTGCAGATCGCTTTGAATTTCTGGCGTGAAGTGAAGTTCGCTCTGACCGACAAGGAGTTGACCTTTACGACCGAGAAAATTATCAACGATCACATCCGGCCCGCGGCTTACGCGCTGGCGGACGACATCGATCAAAAGTTGGCCGCGCTGTACAAGCTATTCCCGTTCTATGTGGTCGCGACTGGACCGGCTGCCGTTGCCGATATCACTGCGTCGCGCACGGTGCTGTTCAACAACAAGGTGCCGATGGACGACCTGCACATGATGCTCAACGGGACGCTGGAGGGCGAGTTCTTAAACTTGGCTGCGTTTTCTCAGGCATCCGGCGCCGGTGATGCCGGCGTTCAGACCCAGATGCGCGGCACGCTGGGCCAGAAGTTTGGGTTCGAGGTGTTCGCGAACCAGAACGTCAATACCCACACAGGCGGTGCTTGTGCCGATCCCGATGGCGCGATTGCCAACGGTCCCGGGTATCCGGCCGGCACGAAGACCATCAACGTGGATGGCCTGACCGCCGCCGGCACGGTCAAGGTTGGCGATGTCCTGGAGATCACGGGTCACGCCCAGAAGTATGTGATCACCGAGGATGCGACCGCCAATGCCGGTGCAGTCACGCTGAAGATCGAGCCCGGCTTGCAGTCGGCCGTGGTCAACACCCAGGTAGTGAAGGT